GCCCTCGAAGGCGAGAAGCTGATCAAGCGCGTGGTCGAGGCCCTCACCATGGCCGATGGCGAAGAGGTGGGCACCCAGACCTTCAAATACTGCCGCCCCCGCCATCAGCCGGTGGCGTTCCCGCTGTCGGACGGCTCGCTGATCGAGACCACGGTGCAGATGGACTGCTGCTTCGTGGAGTCGTAATGGGCCTGCGCATCACCGGCGCCGACAGTACCGAGTCCATGCTGCGCCGGCTGGACAGTACAGGGCGCAGGCGCGTCGTGCGCGAGCTGTGGATCCAGGGCAAGCGACTGCAGAACCTGGCGATCCGCATGGCCCCGCGCGACGAGGGCAACCTGGAAAACGCCATCAAGATCAGCCCCGAGTCACCCGAGCGGGTGCGCGATGCCGGTGGTCGTTTCGTGCGCACCGAGATCGAGGTCTACATCGACTTCATGGCCGATGCCGGCGCCGGCCACACGGTGGGCGAGTACGCGTACGAGGTCCACGAGCACATGTTCCCGATGGGCTACAAGCAGCGCGGCCCCGGCAGCCTGGCCAAGCAGGCCGGACAGCGCGAGACCGTGGGCGGCGGCTTCATGGACCGGGCCGCCGAGGAGATCGAGAAAGGGCTTGACAAGGCCCTGCGGGACGTGCTGGACGGGCTCATTTAGCTCTGGACAAAGCAGTACTGCTGTGCTACAGTCATAAGTCACAGGTGACTTATCGCCTGGGCAGATTCACGGCACTTCTCTCAAGGATTTATCTCGATGGCTTCCGATACCAAAAACGTCAAACTTGGCGTCTGCAAGGTGGTTCTCGACGGTCAAGACCTCGGCTACACGTCCGGTGGCGTCGAGGTGTCCGTCAAGACCGACACCCACAAGGTGATGATCGACCAGTTCGGCAAGACGCCGATCAACGAGTACATCATGGGTCGCGAAGTGTCCGTGAAGTGCCCGCTGGCCGAGACGACCCTGGAGAACATGGTCGCCATCATGCCTGGCGCCACGCTCACCCAAGTCGGCGGCGCTGCGGCTACCGGCACGATCACCGTGGCCACCAACCCGTCGGACAGCGACACCATCGTCGTCAACGGCGTCACCTTCACCTTCAAGACCGCGGCCGCCTCGGCAACGGAAGTGACCATCGGCGCGAGCGCCGGCGGCACCGCCACCAACCTGGGCGCCAAGCTCAACGCCTCGACCAACGAAGCGGTCGCGATGGCGCAGTACAGCGTCGCGGCCAGCGTGGTCACCGTCACGGCCAACCGCAAGGGCACCGCCGGCAACGCCTTCACCCTGTCCAGCGGCACCGCCGGCGTCAAGGTGACGATGTCGGCCGGCACGCTCACGGGCGGCACCGAGCCCACCAGCGCCTCCGTGTCGGTCACGACCGGCGTGGGCACCAACCTGCTGGACATCGCCGCCGAGCTGCGTCTGCACCCCGTGGGCCGCCCCGACAGCGACGTGTCCGAGGACTTCGTGGTGGTGCGCGCGGCCACCGCCGGCGCCCTGAAGTTCGCCTACAAACTGGAAGAAGAGCGCATCTACGACACCGAGTTCATGGGCTACCCCGACCCGGCGACCGGCAAGCTCTTCACCGTCGGCGTTTAAGTAAGTCACCGGTGAGTTAAACTCGCCGGATGCAGTCAACCACGGGCCGTCCTGCAGTTAGGTCGGCCCGTTTTTCTAGAAGGGAACCCAAATGGCCGCACCGAAGATCCTGAACATCGATGAGTACGTCCCCGCCGGCACCGCGGAGCAGCGTGTGCTCAGCGTCAAGGGCCGCGAGCACCCGATCCTGGAGATGACCATCGAGAACTTCCTGGTCACCACCAAGGAAGCGCGCCGTCTGGAGCAAAGCAGCGCCCCGGTGGACGAGCAGATCGAAGCCACCATCGAGATGATCCGCCGCTACGTGCCCACGCTGGCGCGTGAGGACCTGATCGGCTACTCGCTGCCCAAGCTGTCGGTGATGGTGGCCTTCGTGCGCGGCGACGACCTGGAACAAGCCGCCCAGGCTGCGGAAACCGCCGCCAAGGCCGTCGAAGCCGCCGGCGAGAACAACCAGGAGGCGCCGGGAAACGCCTGACACCCGGCGGGGCAGGGGAGATCGACTTCGGTTTCTTCTTCTGCCGGGTGCTGAGTTTCTACCACCTCAAACCTCACGAAGCCCTCGGGCTGCTGACCAAGACCTTCTGGGCCATGAGTTCGAACATCGATCGCATCCAGGCCCAGAAGGACATGCGAAGGCTCAGCACCGCCCTGGCCGCGACCTCCCCGGATGCTTGCATCCAGTACCGCGAGGCGCTGGACAAGGAGATGGGGGACATCGTCAAGACCGACGGACCGCCGCGCGACGCACAGCGCGACCAGGCCGGATTCGACGAGCTGAGGGCCATGGCCGGCTAGTACGACACACAGCACGGAAGAAGCAGCACACATGGCACTCGGCAGGGAAATCAAGGTCGTCCTCACCTGCGACGACAACGGGTTCTCCATCAAGACCCGCAACGCTGCCGACGCCGTCAAGAACCTAGGCACGACGGTCAAGGAGGGCTCCAACGCCATCCAGCGCCTGGAGGGCGCCTACAACTCGATCTGGGGCAAGCTGCACCGGGGCATCACCACCGTGGGGATGCTGCGCTTTGCCATGATGGACTTGAACGACATCGTCCTCAAGTTCCCGCTGGCGGTGCTGAAGTCCTCGGGCGAGATCGAGCGCATGACGGTGATGATGGAGGGCCTGTCCACGGCCTCCACCGACGCGGCCAAGAAAATCGAGGCGGCCGGCAACGTCAAGTTCCTGTTCAACATGGCGCAGAACTCGCCCATGCAGGTCAAGGCCCTGGGCGACGCCTTCATCAAGCTCAAGACCGGTGGCATCGATCCGACCAACGGCTCGCTGCAGGCCCTGATCGACGGCATCGCCAAGTTCGGCGGCACCTCCGACGAGCTGCACCGCGCCGCCATCGCCATCCAGCAGATGGGCGGCAAGGGCGTGGTCTCGATGGAAGAGTTGCGCCAGCAGTTGGGCGAAGCTGTTCCCACCGCGATGAAGGCGATGGCCGCCGGCATGGGCATGACCATGCAGGAGCTCACCCAAGCCGTCTCCAAGGGCACCGTGGCATCGCAGAACGCGATGTCCAAGATGCTCTTTGTCATGGGCATGGAGAACAAGGGCGCTGCGGCCAAGATGTCCAACACCTGGCTGGGCATGCTGGAGAAGCTCAAGACCCGTTGGGAGCTGATCAAGGTTGCCATTGGCGGGGAGGGCCTGTTCGACACCGCCAAGAAGGAGCTCGAGAGCCTGCTCACCCTGATCGATGGCGGCAGCACCGAGGACCTGGGTCGACGCATCGGGCGCTTCCTGAACGACGCCCTGGTCACCGTCATCCAGATCACCAAGAAGGTCATCGAGCTGTGGGACTACATCGTGCTAGCCGGCAAGGCGTGGGCGGCGTTCAAGGTCGCCAGCTGGATCGCGCCGGTGCTGCTCAGCGCCATCAACGGCGTGCGCGGCTTTTCTGCCGCGCTGACTCAGGCCCACACCCAGCGCCTGGCCCAGATCGCCACCGAGAAGCAGGCCCTGCAGTCCAAGGCCGCGGCCGAGACGGTGCAGATGCGCCGCTGGATCGCCGAGAACAACGAGAAGATCAACGCGGAGAAAGCCCGCCTGCAGACCGTCGAAGCCGTCGGCGCGCAGGAGCTGCAGTCCAAGATCCGCAACAACCAGATGATCATCCAGGCCCACAAGGAGCGGGCCGCGCAGTTGCTCAAGGAAGAGACCAACCTGCGCAACGCCGCCCTGGGCCTGGACATGGATGCCGAGCGCATCGCCCGCCAGAAACAGGCCGGCAGCGCCGCGATGGCGCGCCAGGTCAGGCAGGAAGCCGAGGCCACCCTGGCCAGCGCCGAGGCCGTCAAGCGCCAGCGCGAGGCGTACATCTCGGCGGGCATGGCGCTGCAGGACCACAACGCCAAGCTCGGCAAACAGATCCAGGCGCTGCAGGCCACCG